AACGTAGTCCATCAGGACTTGTCATTACTTGCCATGGCTTATTGCCGCAGAAGAAGTCGAGATACTTCTTATCGATGCCCGCAATCCAATCATCTTGCATTTCCCGGATTCCAACCAATTCACAAGCACCGGCCACGCCGCCGACCTCGATTGCCGAGTAACCAGCATACGAGACATTAGGCTTGATGTTCTTGAAGGCACCGGAGTTTGTTTCCAGAGCCAAAAGACAAGCGCTGTAGTTCTTATAGCTCATGATGAATTGCTTGGGCTCAGCACCGAGTTGGTAGCCCTTGCGCATCGCATCAAAAACCAACTGAAGCATATCGCCACCGGTTACGGCTGTACCCGTTCCCCAGTCACCGGTTCCGCCCGCTCCACCTGCATCGTATTGAATCGCTTGCATGTAGGGTGCGGTTGTTTTGGTGAGCGATGCCCAAGTATCCGATCCGCCTTGTGCAGCGGGAAGGAGCATGGCGCGAAGGCTATTGAAGGAGGTAGTATTGCCTCCGTCGATATACATGTGAGTGCTTGCAGCGACCAAACCAGCAAGATCCACTGCAGTAGCACCGCCGCGCGTTGTCACATAACCGCAGACACCGCTATTCATGTTGATCGATGAAACATAACCAGTCACCGTCGTCGTTCCATCACTTGTAACGACTTTCTGGCCAATCATGAATCGGTCAGGGTGAGCGACTGCCCATGTATCGGTCGCTGCCACAAATGCCGTTCCGGCGCTATCGAGGAAGGTTCCGTTCAGGACCTGGATCGAGACAGACTGCTTGAACAGTTTCATCAACTGGTCAATTTGATCTGGCAAGATCTTCAAAAAGTTCTGCGCCGATATGGTATAGTGATCTAAGTACAAGTCACGACTATGGAATTGCAAACTTCCATATGCCTCTTTGTACCCAGCCAAGCTTCCGCGCAGGTAGAGTGCGCCTGCAATATCGTTTGTGTCCGTCAGTCCGCCCATCTTCATGGAAGACGCATACGCTTGTTGGACTGGAACGATTAGCTGACCGCCCTGCCATGTCTTAACCATGTTCGCATTTTCCATGAGCCAGTTCTGGCTTTGGAAAGTCGTTTCGAGAATGTTGCTATATACGAGCCACTCATTGAGCATGCTGCTAAACGTGGCGCTCTTCGTCGTTGACATCTCTTTGCCTTTCTCAGCTATTCAAGCTGTTCGCAAGTCTTCGTAAATCGTCCGTGGTTTTGATTTTCTTACTGGTCGACGTTCCGCTTTTGCCGCTTCCCATGTTCGGGATTGGCTTTGCTCGCGGTTGGCCTTGCGTGCCTACCGGCGCTGTTCCAGGTGCAGCTTCCCCAATCAGTTTCTTCAGCCGACCATAAACGGTGCCCACAAGTTGTTGTGGTTCAACATATTGGCCATTATGGAACTGAAGACTACCGAGGGTATTGACTTCCTGCCGAAATGCTCCCTGTCCCATGCGTTTATCGAATTCTTTCTCAAATCGACTCACTTCGGGATCGGAGAATGCTTGCGTCATCTTCATGTCGTGCATTTGTCGCTGCATCTGAACTGTTTGCTGATTGTACTGGGCAAGGGATTGCTCTTGCTGGAGCATTTGTACGGCGCGTTCCTGATTCGCATCATACTGAGCTTTCAACTCAGGATTCTGCATGTATTGCATAATATCAGAAGCCGCTTCGAGAATCTTATGGTCAGGTATTTGCCACACCTTGCGGAATGTGGAGAAATCCTTTTCCTTTAGCTCAGAGATCTTCTGCAGACCGTTGCTCATCTGTTCCCATTGGGAATTCAGAGTACCGTATTTGCTATTCACATCAGAATACTTCTTTTCGTATTCTTCAGCCCGCGATTTTACTGTGTCCAGTCCATAAGCCTTCGTATAAAGGTCGCGAAGCTTTTCCTCGTGCTCTTTATTGGTGATTGCTGGACGGACCCATTCATCGAATTCATGATCCTCGTCCTTCACCTTGAAGGAATAGTTTGGGGACCAATCACTCTCGCCACCGCCTCCAATATCAGTGTTTTCGACGCTGGTATCGCTGCCGGTGTTCTCGTCTGGGCTCAATTCGTTATCCATAGCTTACTCCTGAGCTTTGCGGGCTCATCTGTGGTGGTTGTTCGGGGGCTTGTTGTTGTTGTGCTTGATTCATCTTACCAATATCGGCTTGTGTCGCAACTGGCATGTTGCTGATCTTCTCGACTGAGGTTCCCTGAGTCGCGAGTTTCTTCACCAGCCAGTCCATCGCTTCATACGGAATGCGGGCTCGTTGTTGTTTACCATCTGCCGAAGTGACGTAGTAGTCAGCGGTGATCATACCCCCGCCAGAAGGGATGAATCCAGACGTAGCCTGGGCTGCATCCTGCTGTTCTTGCTGCAGGTAGGCTTCGTGAGCCGTGAGCCGGGTGTTGTAGTTCATCTGAATGTCCTGAGAGAGAAGCGGGAAGTCGGCACTATTCATTCGGGTCTGCAGTCTGTCTGCCATGTATGCGTGATCGCATCGGGCATAGAAGAATGGCAACTCTCCACGGTCCAGACTCAGAATCATAGCGTCGGCTGTGTCTTGTTTGGTCGTGAGGTCCTTGAACATTTCTTCATCATTGATAAACGGATATTGACGCACGATATGCGCAATCGCCTCGGGTGGAAGCTGTCCGCCTACATATTGCATGACCTGAGACAGCTGAAGACTGCGTCCCATTGTCGAAGTGAAGTCATCCGTTCGAGGCTCGATCTTGATCATGTAGTTGTTGTTCAGAGTCTTCTTAAACTCAGGAATATTAACGGCTTCAGACTTTCCAACGATGGGAATGACTTCGCTGTCTGGTAGGTAACGACGACAGAGCTTGAGGCTATACTCCACAATTTCCATGATCATTAGCTCGATCTTTTCGCCGTAGATTGAAAACTTCATCTTGTCGCGAATGCTACGGAAAAGCATGGCCATCGCATCATTCATGCCTGTCGTGGTCTTATCTTCATCTTGCATTGGGACTTGGGCTACTCTATACATCTCTTCGATCTGTGCAGCTTGGTACTCGGTATATTGCTCGCCGGATCGGCCAGGGATGATTGTCGGTGCATTCGCTGAAGCGTAACTCAAACCCTTCAGTCCATTGCCCACGCTCGATGTGGAGAGCTTGCTACCAGCTTGGTAAACAACCGTGCTGTGACCAAGCACTAAACTCTCCGTGATCGTGGCAGCTGCACAGCGATTTATCTCTATTTGATATGGCTTGATTGTGCGAATTACGGAATATGCGCGAGGATTTTGTGGACTCTCATCATACAGTGACCGAAATATACAGAATCCATCGGGCAAATCCCCTTTTTCCAGAATCCCATGATCTGTCCCGATATAGTAGAAACCCAATGGATATTCGCGGCAAGGCTTGAAATAGTATTCGCGAATTTGAACATAATCACCGGTTTTGTGATACATGCCTGTAAAGCCATCGAACCACTCAGTATCATTCGCATCCGAAGACCGCTTAATTACCTGCCATTTCTCTTCGTCGCCCCCGTATTTATCCTCCAACTTGCGAATGGCTAAGTTTTTTCGAATGCAAACCCAGCTGCATGTTTCCCAACCGTCTGCGTCTGGATCAGTCAACAAATTGTAAGGAGGTATGCGCTCGTAAATCAAAGAAGGCTTGAAAACAGCCTGCAATTCTCCTTCGTCGTCGGGCTCGAAGTGCGAAAATTCGCCTCCTTCAGGGTCATGGAATACTTTTACCCAGCATTCCCCACAAACAACAAAATCATGGATCATTTTGCTGTAGAAAGACTGCAATTGGTGCTTGTTTCGCAGCCAATCATAGACCGATTGATTAAGCTCGGCGCTTTTCTGATCAGCTAGTTCTTTCTTGTTTTTCGGGAATACCCCCGCATCGGGAGCCCTGTTGGCGATTGTATTACGAATGAATTTCGTAATGTTTTGAATGTGATTCTTCGTGATCTTAATTTGTTTTTGGTTCGGTGAATCACGGTAAATCGTGGTTCGAAGATTGGTCATTCGATCAGTCCGAGGATGATGAATGCCAATGTCGAGGAGAATGTTGGTTCGAATTTCCGCGAAATGTCCGTTAAGACTCTTCTCGGCATTCGAATACAGGTCGTTCAATTCTTTATAAGATTTCCCCATTCGCTGACTTCCTCATAATTTCTTCGTAGCGAAGCGGATCTTCAATCATCAAATTTTGAAGACGAAGATCATTAAGATCATTATCAGCTGCAATCGTCCGCTCTAGTTCTTGCAGTTTATCTTGTGCGGTCATTTCTGGAACGCTCGCTTGCGGCGAAGATTCGAAGAATTTCAGATGCAGGTCGCCTAATTCAAATTCTCTTATGCCTGCATTTTTGCAGACCTTTATTATTCGGGCAATATCTTTCGGGTCGATAGTCATCTTATATCCTCGAACAGTTGATATACATCATCGATGGTTTGCATTAGATCGTCGTCCATCCTGAGCATTGGATCATCACTGCGATCCAAACCTTTATAGAAGGCCAATCTTGGGTCAATGGGCTTCTCGATTATCGGCTCGCGCTGCCTGCCTATTAAGCTCGAAGTCCTGATGGGACATAGGCTTAGACCGTAGCGAAGAGCGTCGACCATATCGTCTCTGCGTTTGGGCTTGGGGGTATCCTCGGCGACGGACATTAGCTCCTGTACGAGATAGTCGTTGTCACCAACTCCGTCGCCCGTAACGATCTTAAGTTGCCTCTCGCGAAAAACCATATTCAGTAGATTCACGCCAATCAAATGACTCTTTTCCGCTTTGTTGATCGGCAAACCTTCTCTGTTCGCGTATTCGAAGAAGTCGGTCGCAGCCCAATCCGCATAACAGATAATGTCTCGTCCCTCGGCCATGAATCGGTACTGACTCAGAAGATCAGCCTGGGTCATGCGCTGCTTTTTGCTCGACCAACTCGTCACAACCCTTGCATTCACGTAGTTTGGATCGACCGCTATGATTACGATTGCCGAACTATGCCCCCATTCGCCGCCGCATCCAAAATCGATGCCCGCATAGAGGTTCCAGCCCTTGGTGTCGGTGACAGATGAATGTTCGATGTTCTCGATCATGTCGAATTCGCTTATCAACAGACCAGTCGTTTTGACGAATCGGCCATATATGCGCTTTTGCACCTCCGAATCAGACCTATATTTCGGAATCAGTTCGTTCTCGATATAGTCCCGCGTCCAGACCTTACTTGGCGATCCATCAACGTAGCGAAGACAGTCAAACGCTGAAACCTGCCGTTTCCACGCCTTTTTGAAAGTCTCCTCAGGCAATCCCTGCATTTCCATGCACTGATACAAATATGGCTGTCCCAATGTAGCTGTGAATACCATTGACACGTATCCCGAGCCAATGGCTTGCCGTGCCTGGGTTCTCACCATCAATTCGTCATAGTGAGCCTGGGGGGTTTCCTCATCCAAAAAAACGGCATCGGCGGTGCTTGCTTGGAGGGATTGAGGGGATTGAGAGTAATTTCGGAAATAAACCGTCACTCCTGACGCGAATTTCACCGATTCGATGAACTTTTTGTCATAATTCTCGTGCCAACCGAACCGTGGGTCATCCTTCATCTTACCCCGCGCCATGTATTCCTTCACCCACTTCTCGTGCCATTCCTGCGTTGCTAGCTTGGCCTCAGGGTATAGATACAAAAATGACTTAGGGTTGAGGTTGGGGAACCAATATGGCCATAGGTCCTGCCGACAGGACTGATTGATACATCGAAGCAATTGAATGCTGCTCTTGCCTATCTGATTCGCTGCCGTAAGGAACGCGAGGAGCTTGCGATTAAGAAGGAAATCCCGCTGCCACTCGTAGAGCTTATGAGCGTTGCAGGCACTGAAGTCTGAATTCACATAGAATGGAAGATGCTCACGATAAAATTCCTGGGCCTGCTTTAGAACATCAAGTTTTTTCGAGTCCATTTGCTAGTGCCTCAAGTTTATTGATATCGGCCTCGATACGCATCGGGTCCATGTGAACCGGATCAATACTCGCCGTGACCTGCCGTTGAATCGCTTGACCAAACTTGCGATCCAGCAAAATCTGGATGGTTTTGTGGACGATTGTAGCAGCTTGCATATCGAGTTTGCCGTTTTCTTTCAGCAACGGAGCCGACGCAATTTCCCAAAGCCTCGCGCTCATCGCAGTTAGAAGCGCATCCTGATCTTCGAGATATGTTCCAATCTTTCGGCTATAGAACACAGCTTTCGCCGGTATTTTACATCGCCGATTCCAGATATCGTAACCGCATAGGCCATCGATGATGTTCTCAATACGAATCACCTTGTCCATCAAAGCCACGGATGGATCAAGAATGCGCGCGAGAAGGGAGTTGTAACGTATACGCAGACGCCAATCGAGGGAATCGGGCTGAGCCGCCGCAATAAGGTCACTGTCGGATAGCAATGTCAGGTCCGATTGCTGAGCCTCATAGAGCACCCTCGGAATGATCTTTTTCATGGGTGCCTCCCATTTAGTCAGCACCTCCTGAATATCGTCTTCTTCGATCATGATCGCTCCTTGATACATTCTATAGCAGTCGGCAGCGGATAATGGTCCGCCGTAACTTCCCGTGTCCCCTTGACGATGCCTTTGGCGACAAGCGAGCGCGCTGCCTCCCGACTCTCAGCGCGAACTGTTCCACAAAATTCTTCGACTAACTGCCAGCGAAAACAATACTCCCGAATCTTCTCTTCAGGGTATTTCTTGGCATGATGTTGCCGACAAAGACGCCGATACCACACCACATCATGGCACCCACTTTCCGTGCAGGCTGTGCGCGATATGTCCATTTACTCCCTCCAATTGCGGCGAGTCATGAGTTTAAAGACGACTTTACAAATGGCCATAGCAAGCTCTTCCCAGGTCTTGACCGTCTCTACGCAATGGTATAAACGGACTTCAAACATGAGGTCGGCTGTACGCCCTACTGTGAATGGGATTTCCAGATCTTCGAGGATATGAAGCGCGCGGTTAGTATATTTGGTATAGGCAGGTGCAGTGAACCGACGAGTGTGCTTACGTTTGTAAACATTCTCATCGATCCACACATCAAGATCGTAATCGACCGTGTTTCTATCTGACATAGTTATCCCCGTTTTCCCGAGGATAGCTGCGAACTATGAACTATGTCCATCCCGCTTTTTGATGAGACGGTCGAGGTCATGACGCGAGACAGTCAAAACAAATAGAGGCATACCCCTCTTGGGTGGAAGCCGGTCCTTGTGAGTGAGGACGAGATGAATCCCCTCCCTTCTCACCAATTCCCTGAAGTGAGAACTGTCTTTTCCATAGATTCTCGCTGCATCCGTAATCGAATAAATATGCTGGCCTTCGGTCATAACTGATAAACCCACCATAGATAAGCAAAGAAAAACCCGAAGAAACAAATCGAGAAACTTATACCGAAAGCCCATTGAAGAGGCACTATGATAATTTCCTGGAACACCGTTCGCTGTCTCATTTATCCCTCACAGTCAGGCAGTCGTAACACGTTTGAATTCTCGTCGTCGGTCCATCGATCCAATCATGCTCACAATCACGAGCGACTTCTCTTTGAATATTCCGATGGCAATCAAGACACTGATAGTCTTCGCGGAAGTAAGGCGCATAGCCCATCATCTTCTTGCAAGATTCGCAGACGATTTCCTGCTTATAAAGAATCATCGCGCCCTCATCGATAAAAATAAGTCCAACATCTGATCGACCTTCTCAATTTGATCCGGTGCCAGCCCGTTGAGCTTCGGTACGAGACTACCAAGCATTGTCGATATCCC